TCGTTCTCACACATTGCAACAAGATCAATACCTATAGTATCATAGGTTTTCAGGTCTTCTGCAAGCATTACTTTTGTACCAACTCCATCACAAGTTGAAACAAAATACTTCCCTGCCATACGCACTATAGCTCCAAACTCACTAAAGCCTAAATACCTTCCAAACTCGTCTGCGTCTTTCTGTTGCTTTGATAAACTCACAGTACTGGTACTCCTCTTTGTTTCCATGTAAGTGGTTGAAATTCTTTCCTGGTTTCCTCTATTAGAGCACGCAGTTCTGCATTCTCAGCTCTGAGACGTTCAATCTCTGCGTGCATCTCATCTAATTCTACAACATATTCATCCCATGTCATTCTATATTCCCCTTTTTTGTGTCTAGGTCTTCAAATAACTCGCGCAAGACGAAAACCGCCGAGGTGGGCTTTTGATTCTTCTCTTCGAGAAGAGCTTTGTCCCCAGACCGTAACGCAGCCACGTAAACCTCTACAGTCTGTAAGTCCATTGCTACTATAGTTCTTACCTCTGCAGATTCCTTCCATGTAGATTCATTCCATGTCATATTATAGGCACTCCTGTTATTGTATAGTATTGTTCTTTATAGGGGTCAAGTTTTTCATTTGCAATATCGCAGAATCTTTGGGCAGTGGCTTCTTTTTGCCACGATCCCATGTACTCAGTACACCATTCTCCGTCTATATAAGTACACTTTAATACCATACTCATTATACTGCTCCTATGTCATGACTCTTTATATTTGTGGTTACTAGCCTACCAAACTTATCATAGATATAAGTGGCGACTTCCTGTGTTTCATCTTTCACACTAACGGTAGTTTTTACATACCTCTGTTCTTTTTCATAATCTACAGGGAGAGGGTTGATAGGGACTCGTACAACTTGTGAAATACCTTCAATCATACTACACACCAACTGTACCGAAGATGCTTATACCACTTGTCAAATTCAACGAAGTGACTCTCTAATTCAAACCTTATAGTATCGCCATAGATATCAGTAAAGGTTTTCATATCCCACTGATGAGTTTCGCAATTTTCTTTACACCACTCTCTGCAATCGTTTCGTAGATCGCTATGAGTGTGGTGTTCAAAGTACGAACCCATTCGCCATACACGTTTATAATCGTCTATTTCTTGAGGTGTCATCTTTCTTTCCTTCTTTAATAGATTTTTGCATTGCTTGATGGTCACGTCGAGCCTCCCATTCAGCTTGCTCTCCTCGATACTGTAGATACATTAGGTAGACAACTGCCATGATAATAACCAAAGCAATGCCTGCCCCAATGTAGTCTACTATTAACGATAAGTCTGCCACTACACATTCTCCCATAATAAATCTACGAGTATTTTCTCATACTCATACGCTTCCACTTCCCATGGATGATCCATGTATTCTAGGTCTGCACAGTCAGTGTGAACACCGTTGTGCTTCCATACATGGTCTACCATGTTGATTTGATTCTTACAAAATTGTTTTGCATGAGTAAGTTCGTGGGCAAGAGTACCTGCCATTTCGTGTGGTTCATACTTGATGATTTCGCCATCCTCATACTTCCAATGGGTCGCAATATCAATAGTCGATGAGTCTTGATCGCCGGTGCACAGACCTCCGTAGAGACCAGTGTCCTCGATAAATTTAGCATAGCGAATATTGATATCATAATTGACACCATCTGGAAAGAGGGCAACTATACATTCGTTGATGAACGTATCGAACTCAGGTAAGTTTCTGCCTTCGGTTGTTACTTTTATCATATAATTTCTCCAATTCATGAAAACTATTATACGCCTTATTCAGCAAGTTGTCAAGAACTATATTACCGTTCCAAAGACACCCACTCTAATATGGTTTTCTTTTCTATGTCCTCATATGTGTTTGAGTCACAGTGAAGCACTATCAACTTATTGTTTTCAGGATTCTGAGGAAGATTAACTCCTTTTAGAGTATAAGTATCCTTTATCTTTCTACCCGAAATCATACTTTCAAAAGTAATAGACACTCTGCCCTTGTTTAAGGCTTTTATCATATTTTCTATCATAATTAGTTTAATCCAAAAGGGTTTTGTGCCTGTTTTTCTTGTCTTTTTCTTTCTCTGACTTTTGCGGCAGCTTTCTTCTTCTGTCGCTTAGTAGTCTTTTTCTCGTGGTATTGCTTTTCTCTGTAGTCAAAGAGTACATTACTCTCTGTAACTTTACGCTTAAACACACGCAAAGCACTTTCTACGTTACCATTTTTTACCTTTATTTTCATGCGGTCTTGAACCTATAGCCTCTCTTACGAATGTAAGATACTTGATTACGAATAGACTGCACAGTTCTTCCAGGTAGTAACCTTGCTATCTCTTCTACATCCAAATGGTAGTAATGAGTAGCAAGTATTCTTCTCTCGTCGGTAGTCCACGGTCTCTTTTTATATTTTTTCATGGGAGTATTATACTGAAAAGCGGGTGCTTTGTCAAGAAATTTTTTTAGGGTCGCTCAAAAATTTTTCTTGACTTTTGGTGTGTTTTTCAGTATAATTCACCCATATTGAAAAAGAAAAATATTTAGGAAAAGTAAGATAGTTCTTGACTTATTACTATTTTCTGCGTATAATTATTATTCTAAAGTGGAGAAACCAATCCAAGTTACGGAGAGTTTATGTTAGAATTAGCAATCTTTGCTTTTTGTTTAATCGGGTGTGGGCTTACTTGCCACGCACTAGGTAAACAAGAGGGAATAGAAACAACAATTGAACATCTAGTAGACAACGGTTTGCTAGAATTAGACGAGGAAAAATAAAATGCCAGCAAAATTTAAAGAATCAGCAAAACTTATGGTAGACCGTAAGGCTAAGAAAATGAAAACAGTACACTACTACTTGAAGTGCACCTCTACTAAAGACTTAGTAGCGGCAGTAGAGAGTAGCAGTACTAGACCTAAGCACAAGCAAAAGTTCAGAAACGAACTCACGCGTAGAGGCGTTACCGTTGGATAAGGTAACAATTTACAGCAGAGACGGGTGTGTCTGGTGTGACATGGCAGCGGCGTTGTGCAAAGAAAAAGGTGCGGAGTACACAGTATTAAAACTAGGCGTAGACTACGAAATTGAGGACTTTACTTCTCATTTCCCCTACGCCAAAACTGTGCCTCAAATTTACTTTAATGAAAAGCATATAGGTGGATACGAAGACCTGGTTAATAACTTCGTGTAGGCAAAATAAGCTCGCCTAGAGTAGCTTATGTATGGGCTATTCTAGCCCAAGCTAAATGGAGAAAAAGTTAGTGAAGAACCGTGAAGAGGCCGTTTGCATTCTATGCGATATGGTTACAATGATAAGTTGTTTAGCCTTGCCAGTTATTATTATAAGCATAACCGCCAGCGCAGGAATGTAAGCTAGGAGAACTACATGAATAGAGAACAAGTACAAAAACAATTAGAAATAGATGAAGGTGTAAAGTATGAAATATACTTAGACCACCTTGGGTATGCCACCTTCGGTATAGGACATCTCGTCTTGGACACGGATCCAGAGCACGGATGCAAAGTCGGCACTGCCGTAAGCGAAGACAGAGTAACAGAGGCATTCCAAAGAGATTTGGATATTTCTATTGCAGAATGTAAGGTTCTTTATGACTTGTGGGACGACTACCCAGAGGAGGTTCAAGAGATACTCGTCAATATGATGTTTAATCTTGGGCGTCCTCGACTTAGTGGCTTTAAAAACTTCAAGAAAGCTGTCGATGCCGGAGAATGGGGCAAGGCGGGTGTTGAAGGCAGGGACTCTAAGTGGCATAAGCAAGTAGGCGACAGAGCTGAAAGGCTTATGGTAAGAATGGAAAATGTCTAAACTTTTACTAGGAATTATAGCAGCAATGGGGATAGGAGGTTACTTCTACTACCAGACTGCTATAGTACCTATGAAAAATAAAATAGAGGAACAAACCGCAGTAATACTCGCACAAGACTTGCGAGACCAAGAACAAAAGGCAGCCATCGCTGCAATTCAAGAAAACCTTGAGACCACAACTAAAGCCCTTGGAGGCTTACAGCTTAGGAATCAACAAGCAGAAGAACAAATGTCAGAGTATCTCGACATCTTTCGTAGACATAATCTCGCCAAGATAGCAAGTGCTAGACCTGGCAGTATACAACTTAGAGCCAACAGAGCTACAAAGGAGGTGTTTGATGCAATTGAAGACGTTAGTAAGTCTATCAGCAATCCTGATATTAACTAGTAGTTGTAGTTTACTGTTTCCTAAACCTTTACCTCCTCGTGAAGTGCAGATTATAACGAAACCTGTGCCGATAGATGTTGTGCACCCTACTATGCCTCGTTCTTTGAATCTCAAAGAGCCAAAGTGGTATGTAGTGTCCGATGCTAAGATTGTAGAAGAGTGCAAGAAAGACCCCGAAACAAAAGAAAGAGATTGTAAATTAGGTCGAGAGGACTTATATCCAGAAGGGTATACATACTTTGACCGCTTTGTAGATGACATAAAAAAGAAACACGGAGGAGACCTTGTGTTTGTTGCTATGTCTGTTGCAGACTATGAACTTATGAGTTATAATACTCAAGAGATTAAAAGATATATTAGTCAGCTAGGAGATGTAGTTATATACTATAGAGAAGTAACAACACCCAAATCTTTGGAGGAGTAGTGCCACGTTATCAAGTAATCAAAGAGTTTCTACACCCTGATGTAGCCGAAAGAATATCCTCGCACATAGAAAATGCTAAAGCAGAGAAGTGGAAGCACTACTATAAGTTTGGTTCTGGAAACAGATCTTCTTATTCTGATAATACTATAAAAGACGACTTTCTAAAAGCAGCCATACACAAAAAGCTAGAAGAAAGTTTACTGGCAGGACATTTTACATATAGGCTAAAAAGACTTGTAAAGTGTACAGACGAAACTTGTGACTGCCCTATGTGTTATCTCAGAAAAGAGATACTAACTACCCCCGATTTTTTAGAATTTATAGGAAGTCTTTCAGGGTTAGAAGGGCTAGAGTTAGTAGAAGACTTTGCAAGTGTCTATGGGCATGGAGACTTTCTTAGTATACATCCGGACCCTAACTTTGATGTAGCTTATATCTTTAACCTCTCTAAAGATTGGAAGTATGAGTATGGGGGTTGCCTAACCGTTTTCGATAGTGAGAACCCTACCGTGATACTGCCAGAGTATAACTCTTTAGTGCTCTTATATCTTGGAGAAAACGGTGTAAACCACTATATCAGTGAGGTTTCTAGCCTCGCTCCAGAACCTCGTATGGCAGTGAGCGGTTGGTTCAGTAGAGCACAAAATAGTTCTTGACACTCTTCCTAAAGTTTAGTATAATACTTATTCAAATTTAGGAGACTACCATCAATTTATTTTATTTAGACGAAGATCTCGACAAGTGTGCAGAGTATCATGTAGACAAACACGTCAACAAAATGATACTTGAAGCAGCACAACTTATTAACACAAATCTCTGGATAGATCATCTATTCGGGTTTGTACCGCGTGCTATCACTAAGGAAGAGAATAAAGTACTTCAGGAGACTCGTAAGAAGTGGAAAGATGTTCCTATGGAAGATCGTCTGTTTCCGTACTTACCTACGATGCAGAACCACCCTAGTTGTATTTGGGTACGTTCTTCTTTGGAGAATTATTTCTGGACAAATTGTTATGCCTTTGCTCTTGGTAGCGAAGCGCATTACAGATATGGTAGCGATCACAAGAGTTTAGCAATGCTACGAGCCTTGCCAGAACCTAAGAGTATGGAAGACCATGGTTTTACTACATTTGCCTTGGCAATGACAGAAGAGCTAAAAGATTACGATAATCCTATACAGTCTTATCGCAACTTTTATATGCTCGACAAAGCTACGTTCGCGGAGTGGAAACATAGAGAAAAGCCACATTGGTGGGACGAAGAACTAGCCGACTATGACAACAGAATAAGTAGGAGTTAAAATGACAGTACGACTTATATCATCATCACACGATAATCTAATTGAAGAGATCGCTATGATGGCTAGAGTATCGAATCCTAGCAACCAAAACAATAGTAAAACTTCTGAGAAGTTAGTAAAGTATCTAATCAAACATAAGCACTGGAGCCCATTTGAAATGGTATCCCTTACGCTAGAGATTGATACTACCCGTGACATCGCACATCAGATAGTGCGTCACCGTAGCTTTGCTTTTCAAGAGTTTAGCCAACGCTACGCCGACCCTGCGGCGATGGGCTTTCCATTTGAATTACGACAAACTCGTATGCAAGATGAAAAGAATCGCCAGAACAGTGTAGAAACTGACGACGAAAGCCTGCATCACATGTGGGTGCAGCAGCAGAAGCGTGTTATCGATGTTGCAGACGGAGTATATAAGTGGGCAATTGGAGTAGGTATTGCAAAAGAGCAAGCTCGAGCAGTGCTTCCTGAAGGGCTCACAAAGAGTAGACTTTATATGGCAGGTACACTACGCTCATGGATACATTACGTTGATGTGCGTACAACCCCAGGAACTCAGAAAGAACACTTGGAAATTGCCCGACAGTGTGGGCATATTATTGAGCCTTTCTTTCCGATGATTAAGGACTTTATACATGACTGATAAAAAGTATATTAACGAGGCTCCTAGTGGAGAAATGCCTAAAATGCGTCCAGCCAATGCGCTAGACAAGCAAGAAGGAGGATCCCACTACGACTTGCCTATACAACCCCTTGAGTATATCCATGCGAACAAACTAGGATATATCGAAGGTAACATTATTAAGTATGCAACTCGACATCGAAAAAAGAACGGTGTAGAAGATATAAAAAAGATTATACACTATTGCGAATTACTATTGGAGCTAGAATATGCGGAAGAATGTAAAGAAGAAGGATCACGAGAATCTAACGGCGAAGAACATAGAGAAAGTGAAATCGCTTCTAAACCCTGGCTCCGCTAGTACTAAACCCATAACTAAGAAAGAGGCGTGCGATATTCTAAATATATCGTACAATACAACACGCCTACAAAAGATTATTGAAGAGCATGACGAAAGAAAGGAATATACCAAAAAGCGTAAAGCAGGTCTGCGAGGTCGTCCGGCGAGTGATGGCGAAATCGCTGAGGCGTGCTCGAGTTTCCTCGGAGGAGATACTATTTCAGATATCTCAAGGCGGCTCTTCAGAAGTCCATCCTTTGTACGATCTATTCTCGAAAGAGTTGGCGTCCCGTCAAGACCGAGCAACAAAGAAGAAAGATTAAACACTCACTACTTTCCAGATGAGTGTGTAGCCGAAGACTTTAAACTCGGAGAGATTGCATGGTCAGCACAGTATCATAGTACAGTAGTTATTAAAGGAAGACTGACTCCTGAGTATCTTGCAAGCAAGCCAGGAATGACTTCTGTAAACTACGAGGATAAATACGGATGCCCCTGCTACAGTATTTATGTAGTACAGAAAGTAGAGAGTGAAGATACTTATTTTTCCAACGTACAGTCAGGAGGTTTTAGTGCCTATGCTCCGGCATATGAACTAGGTAAGCTGACTCACTTGGAAAAGTATGGAATAAATTTGGAGAGGATATAAAAAATATTTCTTGACATCTTGCTTATATTTTGGCATAATAGTTTTTCAAATATGAGAGGAAGCAAATGGGCGACCGATTTTACATGCAACAACTAGAACGAACAGGTTTTGCACCTGGACTTAAAAACACTAACAAAAGGAAAAGACGAATGGCTTGGGATGACGATAAAAAAGCACAAGCAGTAACAATGTACGAAGAAGCAGAACCAACTCCAGAGACCAGCATGGAGATTGTGAAAGATATTGCAGAAGAATTAGACGAGTCACCTAATGGTGTTCGTATGATCTTAACAAAAGCTGGCGTTTATGTTAAGAAAACCCCTGCTGCTAAGTCTAGCGGCGGTGCAACCAAAGGAGGAGGCGGTACTCGTGTCTCTAAAGCAGCTGCGGCGGAAGCCCTTATTGCAGCTCTAGGTGACGCAGGCCAAGACGTTGATGAAGAGATTATCTCTAAGTTGACTGGTAAAGCCTCACAATACTTTACTTCTATAATTACTAAAATTAACGAAGCGTAAGTACTTACCCTGCTAGATTCGTCTAGCGGGGTATTTTTGTATCTGTAGAAACCACCTTGACGTAAGTAGGTTCACAATAAAGATTGCTGAAATACTACCAAGGAGCTATAGTGAAAAAGCAAGAACTAGCACAATTAGTGCATAAATATGGAGACGCTGTAATTACTTACCGCAGTGAACACTCCAAAAAATTAAAGTACAATGTTTGTACTTTAGACTTCTCGACTCCATATATACAGAAGAAGAAGAACAGGGCCAAGGAAACGCCTGAAACTCTTCTTTTCTTTTGTTGGGACACGGATTCATATCGTTTACTTAGACCTGCAAACGTGTCTAGTGTAGTACCTTTGTCTTCAATTTTAAAGAATGAGAGGACATAATGGAATTACATCAAGCCCCTGAAGCATATTCTCGCGTTATTCACTATGATGAGGTTAAAGAAGTACAGGTAAGACTTACCATCAACACTTTTAGAGGTGTTGAGTATATACACCTTAGAAAGTATTACATGGACTTTACTGAAGAATGGAAACCTACGCCGGAAGGAGTAGCAATGCCTCTAGATCTTAGCAATTCAAAAGAGTTGTTTATAGGTTTAACAGAGATACTTTCCTTAGCTGAGTCTAAGGAGTTAATAAAAGAACATTTTTCAGATTTAATAGAGGATCTGTATAAATAGTTCTTGACAATCTTCCTAAAGTTCCGTATAATATCTTTTCAAATTTAGGAAAAGTATATGCGAAAGTTTTTAGATAAAATGAGCGAGTTGTACTATGAAGGCACACCTGCCATCTCTGATGCAGAGTTTGACCTCCTAGCGGAGAAACACAACTACAACCAAGTGGGTTACATTGTTACGGACGCGATTTCGCACGTGTACCAGATGTACTCCTTGCAAAAGTGTTTTGATATTACTAAAGCTCCTCTTGACATAAACTCTTGTATAGTCACTCCTAAATTAGATGGAGCAGCCGTCTCTTTGCTATATGTAGATGGCAACCTTGAACTCGCCCTCACTCGTGGGGACGGCATTCAGGGTAGAGACATAACTGATAAAATGCGTATGTTAGTCCCTACGGAGATTAAACGTACTGACTTGATTCAGATAACAGGGGAAGTTGTTGCCCCTAGTAGTATACCAAATGCGCGTAACTATGCCGCAGGTTCACTGGGTCTTAAAAGCCTGAATGAATTTGCTACTCGTCCATTACGGTTTGTAGCCTATGATGCGAGTCCTCGGCAAGCCTCTTCTTATGAAGGGACTATGACTATCATGAAAATGATGGGTCTACGAGTAGTTACAGAATTCGACTGTTCCGACTATCCAACGGATGGGTTGGTCTACAGGTTGCAAGACTCAGTTGAATTTGAACGCTTAGGGTATACATCTAAACACCCCCGAGGTGCCTTTGCTCTGAAAGAACAGGCAGAGGGGGTGGAAACAACTCTTATTGATGTAGTGTGGCAGCTTGGTAAAAGTGGTGTTGTCAGTCCAGTAGCGATCCTAGATCCTATTGAGATTGGTGGGGCTACAGTTTCCAGAGCTACCCTACACAATATTGAGTACATACGCGACCTAAACCTAGAGATAGGATGTCGAGTATCTGTCATAAGGTCTGGGGAGATAATTCCTAGGATCATTGGACGTGTTGAAAAATAGTTCTTGACAGAAACCTTAAATATGCGTATAATACTTATTCAATTTCAGAGGAATACAAATGACTAAAATCGAAGCTCCAACAAACTGCCCTAGTTGTAGTTCGGTGTTAGAGGAAGTCAATTATCTTCTGTATTGTAGAAATCCGCAATGCGGAGAAAAAGTTCTCAAACTCATCGAACACTTTGCTAAAAGTCTGAAGATCAAAGGTCTCGGCCCTGCAACAGTTGCTAGGTTAGATATTGTCTCCCTCGAGGAACTTTACTCTTTAACTTACGACGACATTGCACACCAGATTGGATCTGAAGTACTCGCAGTGAAGTTAGTAGATGAATTGGAACGCTCTAAAACTGCACCACTAAATGTATTATTACCCGCCTTCAGTATACCACTGATAGGTAAAACAGCCTCGGAAAAGCTTTCCAAAGTCTGCATTGACATTGAAGAAATAGACTACGAATTGTGCCGACAGGCAGGACTAGGGGATAAGGCAGCGACTAACCTTTGTAAGTGGATAGACGAAGAGTTCTATCAAGTATCACTGTTACCGTTTAGTTTTAAGTTTGAAAGATATACACAACCAACCACAACCCACGGCACTATTTGTATTAGTGGTAAACTTACCAGTTACAAAACGAAGGCCGAGGCTCATAGCAAACTTCAAGAGCTTGGTTATGTGGTCAAAACAAGTTTGACAAAAGATGTCACAATTTTGGTAAACGAAAGCGGAGTAGACTCTGCTAAAACTAAGAAAGCCAGAAATGCTGGCGTTCAAATCATAACTAACCTTTTAGAATTTATTGGAGAATAAATATCATGGCACTACCTAAGTGGACTGACGAGCGTACAGACGCTCTTACTAACTTTGTAGGTGACGAGTCACCTGTATCTCAAGCAACTGTTGCAGAAGCAGCATCTGAGCTTGAAACCTCTACCCGTTCTATCTCTAGCAAACTGCGAAAGATGGGCCACGACGTAGAACTGGCTTCTGCCAGCGCAACTCGAGCATTTTCTGATGCTCAAGAAGCAACCCTTTCTGCTTTTGTCTCTGACAACAGCGGCGAGTACACTTATGCTGAAATCGCAGGTCATTTCGAAGATGGCGCTTTTTCACCTAAGTCTATCCAAGGCAAAATCTTGTCTATGGAATTGACCGGACACGTTAAACCTGCTCCTAAAGTTGAAGCTGTACGCACGTATAGCCCAGACGAAGAAGTAGTTTTCGTTAAGATGGTTAATGATGGAGCTTTCGTTGAAGCTATTGCTGCTGAACTCGATCGTTCTGTAAACTCTGTACGTGGTAAAGCTCTTAGCTTGCTTCGTTCTGGAGACATTGACGCTATTCCTCGTCAAGAGACTACCAAAGGCGCTTCTAAAGAAGATCCATTGGCTGAGTTGACTGACATCGGTAGCATGGGCGTTGAAGATATCGCTGAAGCGATTGGCAAAACTGCTCGTGGCGTCAAGACTATGCTAACTCGTCGTGGC